CAATTAGCAGTAAGAACCTCGGGTGTGATATGGTTAGACTATAATCCATCTAATTTGTTTTGGGTTGATAAAGAACTAATAGGAAAGCAGGATACTGATTACATAACATTAACATATAAAGACAATAACGCACTTCCTATAACAATAGTAACAGAAATTGAAAAGGCAAAGCACAAAGCTAAGACATCTACATACTGGGCGAATTGGTGGCGAGTCTATGGGTTAGGGGAAACAGGTTCTTTAGAGGGAGCCTGCATTCCTGAATGGAAAGAAATTGACAATATACCAAATGAAGCAAGGCTTTTAAATTATGGAATGGACTTTGGCTATTCTGTAGATCCAACAACTCTTATAGGTTTGTACAAGTGGAATGAAGCTTACATATTTGATGAGGTGCTATATAAAAAGGGTATGTTAAATAGAGATATAAGTAGATACCTAACACAATTACATATAACAGAAAACATTGTAGCTGATTCAGCAGAACCAAAATCAATAGCGGAATTAAAAAGCTATGGACATTCTGTGTATGGTGTAACTAAAGGAAGGGATTCAATAGTGTATGGATTAAACCTAATAAACCAAAACGAAATATATGTAACTGCAAGAAGTAAGAACCTTAAAAGAGAACTAGCAGGATATGTATGGGCAAAAGACAAAGAAGGTAACACACTCCAGAAACCAACTGGCGCTCATCCTGATTGTATTGATGCGGCACGCTACGCACTTACTGACCAATTAGAAAACCCAAACAAAGGGAATTACTTTATTTATTAAAAAAAACAGAAAAAGTTTTGGTTGTTAAAAAAATGTTTATATATTAGCACTATTAATAACAAAAACAATTATACAAATGAAACAGTACAAAAACGCAATTGACGAAATGATTTCTTTTAAGCCATTTCAAGACGGATCAAAAAAATGGTTTATCGCAAGATATGTTGACGGTGAATTTTATGAAACTTATTTAAGAAGTTTTGAAACTGAAGAAGCGTGTCAAAAACAATGCGACAAACATTTCAATCATTGGTCACAACAAGTAAGTGTTGATGCTTATTTAAACGGATAAAAAACAGGGGGGGGCAACTCCCCTTTTAAAAACAAAGACAATGAGATACAAACAAAATTTAAAAGTAGAAGCCGATAAAGTGTATTCATATAATACACACGTCGCAACAATAGAAGGAACGCAGCTGATTCAATTAGGCTGGTGGAGTGTAACTACCCAAAAGCATATTAATTATGTAGCTAAAGAGTTTGGGTTAGGTTTAATTAAAATTAAATAAAATGGAAGATACAGGTACACAAGATTTTTTAAACAAGGCTTTATCTAAAAATAACAGAATACAATTAATAAAAACAATATTGGGAGGAGCATTAATGGGGGTCGGAGCAGCTTTAACATTTGTTTTTTTATTAAATGTTTTTTTAGAATTAGATTTATTAAGTGATAGAATAATAAGTTTTTTTAGTGGATTATAAATATAGACAGGCTTGCTGGGATTATGGGTACTACGTTGTTCAGAAACCTGTACAGAAAGGGTACAAGTCAGGCGGCTATGACGTTACATTATACATAGACCATCAAGGCAAAGCAAAGAAAAAGGGAAAAGAAGTATATAAACAAAACACTATTGAGCTTGAAAATAAAATTGAAGAAGCCTATGAATATTGTTATAAAGTTTTTATATTAGGTCAATAAACTTTTTTCATTTTAGTTAGTTTAGGATTAGGTAGTGTTACAGCTGCCTTTTTCTTTTTATACAGATTGATAAAAAAAATGTTATATATATATGCAAGTTGAAATAAATGTTCCTGATAGTTTATCTGAAATAAAGCTAGAACAGTACCAAAAGTTCCAAGCGTTAAACACAGATGAAAACTCTGAAAGCCCATTCCTTTTACAAAAGATGATTGAAATATTTTGTAATTTAAATCTAAAGGAAGTGGCGACAATAAAATACAAAAGCGTTCAAGTAATAGTTGAACATTTAAATAAGGTGTTTAGTGTAAAGACAGATTTAAAAAACACTTTTAAATTAAAAGGCGTTGAGTATGGTTTTATTCCAGTTCTTGACGATATGTCACTTGGCGAATATATAGACCTTGACAACTATATTGGTGATTGGGATAATATGCACAAAGCGATGAACGTATTGTTTAGGCCAATAGAAAACAAAAGAGGCGTTAAATACAATGTTATAGAATATGGTAAACAAGATAACTCACAAGTATTAAAAGATATGCCTCTTGATATTGTGCTGGGTGCTATGGTTTTTTTTTACCATTTAAACAACGAGTTATTGACAATTACCCTGAGCTATTTGGAGGAGGAGATGCACCAGGAAATGACCTTGGAGCAGCGTCAAACTTTGGAAAGAAGTGGTCTTGGTATCAATCAATCTATGGATTATCTAAGGGCGATATTACCAGATACGATACGATTACAGCCTTAAACGTTCATAAGTGTTTATTATACTTAGCATTTGAAAAAGAAAAGATAGAACTAGAAATTAAAACTATTAAAAACCGATGAAAGGATTTTATAACTTAACTGAAACATTAAAAACAGCTTTAGCGGCTGAGCCTTTTGTCAATACGGTTACCTTTGGAAGCCTTGATGATATAGACTTAAATAAGCAAACTATTTTTCCGCTTAGCCATATCATTGTCAATAATACTACAATAGGCACTAAAACAATAGTTTTTAATGTTAGTATTTTGTCTATGGATATTGTGGATGTAAGTAAAGAACAAACAGCTGACGTATTTGTAGGAAACAATAACGAACAAGATGTTTTAAATACTCAACTTGCATTACAAACAAGAATCATAAACCTTTTACAGCGTGGCGACCTTTACACAGATTTATATCAAATAGAAGGCGATGTAAATTGTGAGCCATTTGTTGACAGGTTTGAAAACAAGTTGGCAGGGTGGGCGGCTACATTTGATATCACAATACAAAACGATATGACGATATGCAATTAGAGCAAACACAAAAAGCCCTAGACGCTTTTAAAGATTTTGTAATTAGACAAGCTCAACACAATTTGTCTAAAAAGCGAATGCGTGTTTCTAAGGAACTTTATAATAGCTTGGAGGGCGTTGCAAAGGCATCTCCTAATTCTATCCAGTTAGAGTTTAAAATGGCTGATTACGGTGTGTTTCAAGACAAAGGTGTAAGCGGTACAGAAAAAAAGTACGACACGCCTTTCAGTTATAAAAGTTCTTCTAACCTTGTAGGCCTTGAATATCATACAGGAACCTTTGCAAGTTGGGCTCGTTTTAGAGGTATGCAGCCTAGATTAAAAAGTGGTAAGTATGGCACTTATAAACAAATGGGATTCATTTTAGCTAACAGCATAAAAAAGAAAGGTATAAAGCCGATTTTATTTTTTACAAAACCATTTGAAAAAGCATTTAAACAACTTCCTGACCAAATAAAAGAAAAATTTGGATTAGACTTAGATAACTTTTTACAGTACACAATAAACCAAGATAACAAATGAGCACAAAGATAAACGTACGAAGCCCATTTTTTTTAAACCTAACGGCGCCGACTGTTCCAGTTCCGGAGTTTACTTGTTTAACCGCTTTCCCTAATGGGCTTGACAATAGTGGTTTTGCAGTAGACAATCAAGGCATAATAACAAGCCCAAACCCAACGTTCGGTAACTTTGAATCTTTAACAAGTACTGATTCGGGTTTTGCTAATGATAAATATGCAACCGTATCAACTGATACAACAAGGACAGTAACAGCAAGAACTAGAATACCAGCTGGGTTCAGTAATACTTCTGATGTCTATAAAGATTGTGTATTAACAACAATACAGCCAGGAACATCGGTTTGTACTGGTGGTCCGACAACAAGTGGATCAATATCTGCAGTAGCTTTAGATACAGGTGGTAATTCTACAACAATTGATCTAAGCAGTTATTTTAATAACGAAACTACATACGGGGTTAATAACCCTAACCCTACTTTAGTATCAACAAGTATATCAGGATCTAATTTAATTATTAGTTCTAACAATATAGGCGGGTCGGTAACAATTTACGCAATAGCAAAAGACGCGAGTTACCCTACGACTTGTAAAGCAGTACAGTCAATATCAATTACGGTTAGCTTACCAGCTGGCGCACCAAATTACGATTGTAATACTTCCCCTTTAAGCGGTGGGGGTATTGCTGCTGATGGTACTTTAACACTACCAACGACTACGGGAACAATACAAACGCCTTACCCTTCAACAAGTGCTAATAATACAGGTAGCGATAGAACAGTTACTTTGTCTTTTGACATTACTGTTCCTAGTGGATACCCAAATGCTTCAGCGACTATTGTGTGTGATAAAGACTTTGAGCAGCCCTCAGTAGGTGTTGACCCAGACTTTAGCTGTTCAATAGCAGCATTCCTC